TGCAGTTCCTTATCACTTAGATTCATAAGAATCCAATAGTCGGCTCTGCGTTGCTGATTTTCTTGTAGTTTCTTAAACATACGTTTAAACATATTCTATCTCCTTTACAAATACAAAGGTAAGAAATACTTACCCTTATGGAGATAGTTATATCATACTTAGTTATAACATAGTATAGATAAGATTGCAACCCCGTTATGCATTAACTGCGGTTCGGGTCAAAGTACTCTTCTACAGAAACAAGTACTTCCATAGTATTTGCAGTTTCACCATATACCATAATCTTATCGCCTGAGTGCAGGTTAAAGTATCCACCATTAACTAAGTTAACTACAGAGTGTCCTGCCATACTAAGTCCATTAGCTATATAATGATACTCGTTATCGTCAGCATGATAAAACTGTACAAACACTTTCTTAGTAGAAGTAGAACTATTACTAATGTGTAGATATCTAGTAATGGCACTAAAGTTAGCAGGGCAAGTATACACAGCGGTAGCACTAGCATCTGCCGAAGTAGAGGCGATAGTGTACCCTTGTGTGTGAAACTTTGACTTACTTAGATCAGGCATGTAGCTTCCTTATGCTATTATAAAGTCTACGATCTGCCCATCAGGTGTACGTAGTTTGTTTGGATTAGGATTGTAAGCATACATCTGATTCACTAGCTTTAGATCTTCTATGGGTGTATCAGGCGTAATTCGATTAGGTTCTTTTTTATCTGTCTGTTTCTCAACGGGTTCACCTACACCATTTTCAAACACAATATTAACATGTGTTTGAAATGGCATGTTAGGTAATGGTAAGTGAGAGATAAGAGACATTACTTTTTCTTAGCCATCCCACCACGCATCATTTTCTTTTTAGCCATACCGCCACGCATCATAGGCTTTTTCTTAGTAGCCATACCGCCACGCATCATTGGTTTCTTTTTCATTGCTCTAGGTTTCATTGCCATTGTTTCTGTCTCCGTTTTCTTCTATCTAATACAAGTGCTTCATACTCATCTTTAGGATACACATCATAATATCCTAACTTTTCTAAACGTAAACTTGCGTCATCTACTTTACTTAAAGACTGAATAAACAACATAGCGTATTCATCTTCTATATCAGACTCCCACTCATGCTCATACAAAAAGTCTAAGTCTGCATCTTCTGCACCATAGTCAGGATGAAACTCCATTATGTGCAAATCTCTAGGTGTATAAAGATCATTTAAAAAAGTAGTAAACTCTTTAAGTTGATACTGTGAGGGATAATAATACGAAGCAACAATAACTAAGTCATATGTATTGTCAAAACTATTGGCTTGTGTAATAGCTTCAATACCAAGATGCTTAGTTTCTATTACATTTACTTTGTTTTGTTTCCAAGCTTGCTGTGCATACGGACAGGCTGGTAAGCCCCCTAGAGCATCGTTAGATACCTCAAGTACCTTACTAGACCAGTCTCGTATATCACTTTCTATGCTCACTAGCGGAACAAGCCACCTTTACGCATATCTACGTGACCCTTAGTAACTTTACCACCACGCTTCATGTAGCCCATTTTATTGCGTACAGCAGTAGGCAGTTTCTTTAAACCAGCTTGATCTGCAGCAGGTTTTGCAAGACCACCACGTTTATATCCTCGTTTAGATTTAAACGCATCGGCTACTTTTTTACCTTCTTCTTCTTGCTTCTTAACATAAGCTGCTAATTCAGCTTTAGTCATATCACGAGGATCTTTTTTACCAGAAGGTTTGCTAGTTTCTGCTCTACGTGAGGGAAGGGCATCAGGCAATGTTATTTTCTTTTTACCTGTAGCACCTGCAGCTGCCTTACGAGAAGCTGCTACCGCTGCTGCTTTATCTGCCGCATCAACTTTCTTTTCAATAGCATTAAATTCTGCTTGTGTAATTTTATTAGCACGTAAGTTCTTACCTGCTTCAACTAAAACATCCGCACGTTGCTTATCAGTAAAAGAACGATACACGCCCATAGATAACGGTTTATTGCCTGCTTGAGTAGTTATAGCAGATACGTTACCCGTAGCAGAAGAGCTTCGTTCTTTTTCTGACTGCCTACGTTTATTAGGATCTTTAGGTGGTTGCCTTTTAGGTTTCTTTGCTGCAGCGTCTGCTTTTTTCATGGCATCAATTTGTTTATTTGCCAAAGCATTAATTTCTGCTAATGCATCCTTTTCAGCATCACCTTTAATTTTAGGATTGTCTAAAACCTTTTGACGAATCTCGCTACGTACACTTCGTACAGCGCCTGGTGTTTTAGGTTTTAATAGTTTTTGTAATAACGTTTTTATTCCACTCATTGGTTAGCTTCCTTTACCATTTAACTTTATGCGACCAATATCTCGCACTTAGCTTACTAGGCTTAGCATCTTGAGCATTGTGTCTTGCGTAATAGCTCTTCTTACGAGCTTTGTCTTTTGCAGTTGTAGGACTCTTACCAGCACCACTTACGCCCTGCTGTCCGAATCTAATAAATTTATACGTGTCACCTTCTTTAGCCATTACAGCGTGTGACTTCTTAGGATGCTTAGGTGTCCTCTTAGGTTTGTTAACACCAGAGAGTCCTTCCTCTTTCATTTTAGTTTTAACTCTTTCAGGTACGCTCATCGGTCCACCCTTTAAACTTTAGGCTTTCTACCTGTCCTACGAGAGCTAGAAGAGGTCATAGTCTTCTTGGCTGAACCTCTCTCTATTTGTTGCATCTTTGGTTCTGATATACCTTTGATCACCGCAGCCTTAAAAGCAGGATCAAGTTTTTTCATAGCTCTATTAAAAGCAAGCTGAGTTATATCACCATTTCCTAATTGCTTACGAAGTTTAGCTTTAAGTGCCCTTATGTCTTTAACTTTTTGAGTAGCCTTTTTTTGGTCACGATTCTTTGGTCTTGCTGTTGAATTATTTGCTGGCATTATGAATTTCCTTCTGTCCATCCTTCTTCACGCATAGCCCACTCTACATGCTCTAACGTAAATTTACGACCATAGTGGGCCTCCACTGCAGTCTTTACATAGAATACATCACTATGGGGAATATGTAAGTTCTCAAGATTACCGTCTAATACGTGTTTATAAAATTCTTCAAGAACATTATCTGTGTATAGTTTTACTGATTTCTTTGCCATTGTCAATACTTTATTTGTACAAATATGAAAGTCCTCGCCTACAGCGATATTTCATTTACAGATGTACCTTCGGAGATATCCATTTAAGTGTATCACTGTACGTGTATACTTAATGTATATTTATAGTTACTGTATATTTAAGAGATTAATATATGTGATTGTAAGTGTATACTGTACGTGTATCACTTATAGTGACCCTACCCTAACTAACATATATAGTTTTACACATTCTATGATACATGTCAACCCCCAATCGTACTATTGTAACATTATGTGATATACTGAAACATTCCGTTACTTAGTGATAGCACGTACTGTGTTATAATATAACGTACCTACGAGTATGTAAACCACCTTCTGTGTATAGTGGTTAACAGTGCATTTTACTGATCTGTGTAGAAGTACATGTATATATAACGTATACCCCCCGCATGGCCCCTGCCCACCCTCTCTCAACACGCAATTGCACGTATCATGCAACGTCATGACCTGTGTTGAAAGCAATCAATGCCTCATCATCCACCGACATATCAAAGATATGAATGTTATCAACAGCTTATTTGTCTACGACAACTGTTATGCAATCAGTTGCCACTACTTGTAGTGAAAAAACACAAGACATTTTCACACCGAAGGTGTGTTGCAGTGCCGATGCATAAATACTACCACCCACCATCTGTGATGGTCATGTGCATCATCACATAGCATATCCACGAGCCGTGCGCTGCTCTGCCAATGGATCACCAACCGTCCAACATTGGACATGCCACAGTATAACTGTGATATATATGCAACACCAACAGTTTGCCCTACCCAAACTAGCCTCACGAGTTTAGCGCACGAACTTCGTAATTACTTGTAATTACTGCAGTCATACGGGAAACGACAGGCGCAGAGGATCACGAGGCAACTTTTCTCTGGACAAACTCTATACTATCTTCTAATAGTTTTATAAGAGAATTATATCTCACTTCTTGTGAGAGATATAAGTTCTCTTTTATAAAACAGAAGATAGATAGGAAAACGAAAATGGCAAACTCAACAGCAACAACCGGTACTTCAATCGACGCTTTAGTGAAAGAGGGCAAAGCCCTTGGTTCAATTTGGCGTCAAGTGAACAGCCTAAAGCAAACCATCAAAGAGAATGGTTTTGATACAAGGTTGGGTAAATTGCTACAGCAATTGAAAGCGTCATCCACTGTAGACAGCGGTCAAATACCAACACATGTCCTTCGGACTCATGGTATTCAGCAGATTGATCGTCGCCGTCGTTCAGAGGCTTTGTGGTTCGTTGAAAACGAAAAAGAGTGTCGTGAGTTTATTGCCAATGGCAATTTTAAAGGTTCATCACTGACAGCTTTACAAGCTGCAATGCGTAAAGCTGCTAAAGCAGATGAAGCTGATAACAGCGAAGCTGAACCGTCCAATGTTGGACAGTCTGAGCCTACTGAACAGCCAAAGGCTGATGCACCTAAGCCTCGTATCACTCACAAGGTGATGGTAAATACCATCCTTGCTCAAGCTGAACTCAATGGCTTGGATCTTGAAAAGATCATTGAAGATCTGATGGCTGCTGTTCCTTCACAGCAAGTGGCAGCATGAGGTACAAAGTACCTAACACCAAAGCAAGCGTTGAGCAATCACAGCTTGACGCTGCTATGGCACAGTTCTGTGAACTCGCAGATGACATGAACCGTCCAACATTGGACACTTTGATTGCTAACACATTAACTCCTAAAGAGTTAAAGCAACACGAACCAACACTTATCTACGATAGTGGATGGAAGGATGTATCATGATTAAAACAGAGTTTTATTTGGTAGTGGCAAGCTGGATTGGCGTCACACTTGCAATGGCATACATTGCCTTGCTTCCCTTCATGTACGTTGAAGCCAATGAATTTGGTTGGCTTGTGCCTGAATATGGTGGCTTTCATATTACTGTTGAGCCGTGGCACCTTGACAAGTAGTATTACATAGTTATATAACACTTGATACTTTAGTGAAAGTGTTATATAACATATGTATAATACTAAAGATAACTGAAACCGTCCAATGTTGGACACTTTAAACGGAGTTTATAATGATGTATCAAACGCTTTGCCAAACATACTCTGATGTTTACAAGGACTTTCATGGTATGCGTCCACCATCAGGCCATAACATGTCCGTTGTAGAGTTGCTAGAGCAAATTGATATGTACCAAAAGTACATAGAAGAAGATCTGGCACAAGAACGTGCTGATGAGGATGCAAGCATCAATGCTTGTATGGATCATGGTGCACCAGACATAGACACTGCCATGCGGTGGCTTGAGCAAGCTAACATCCACGCTGAGTGGGTGTAAGCAGATATAAGTACACTTGGAAGTTATATATAACTTTCACTATACATAATCAATGGTGTGGAGATAGGCCGTCCAGTCTACAACCCAAGTGTACTTTTACCTGCTTACTGAAACCGTCCAATGTTGGACACTTTAAAAGGACGATACAATGTATCAACGTGATGTAAATGAAATCAAAGCTTTCGTAAAATGGCGTGGCCCAGATGCCTTGGTAAACACTGGCTTGTTTGTACTGCTTACAATACAAGCTGGCTTGTCCACAGTACGTGGCAGCATGGTCAAGGTTGAACGTGACTTCTATCAAGCTGATTGCTTGTGGGGTAAAAAAGCCGATGGCTACGAGTACCTAAACGAGAACAAAGAGTTCTTGTACGGCAAGCTGTACCACATAGTGGACACCAAAGGTTATGACAGTGTGGAAGCTTGTGCCGATGTCATACAACTGTTCATGGCTGTGCCTAACCTTGGCATGGTCAAAGCTGCCTTCCTAGCTCAGTGCCTTGGTTTCAATGTGGCATGTATCGACAGCCACAATATCAAGCGGTTGGGTATATCACCTAACCTTGTGAAGACACCGCCATCAGGCATGAAACCTGCGACAGTACGCAAGAAAGTTGAGCAGTATGTCGAACTGACGCAGCAAGAGGGCAGTGAATACTGGTGGAATACATGGTGCGAATACGTGGCAGGTAATCGTGCCAACCGTGCCTTGGATACTGGTGATGTGGTATCACGTTACCACGTTGAATGTATAACATATGGATTTGAACATGGCTAAGAAAACTTCTGTAACATACCGAAACCCTGTGGCAAAGGCAATGTTACAGGAGCGTAAATCACCACAAGTTATCCTTCCAAAGAAGGGTAACAAAGCTAAACGTAACCGCCAACAGGAGAAAATACATGCGATACGAAATGCAAAACTTCATCAAGATGACTAAACGAAAACCGTCCAATGTTGGACAGTCTAAACGTAACGACGATTGGAAACGTGATCGTAAAGTAGCACGTCAAACTAAACTTAACCTTCGTAAAAAAGTAGCATAGGAGCTAACACAATGACAAACGCAACAGCAACAACCCGTCCCGTAGTTAAAACATCTAACCCAGAGTTGTATGTACAACACACATTTCACATGCAAAAGGCACGTAATTTCACATACAATTACTCTGTAATGGATGACTACATTCTGGAAAACTGGCGTACATCATCAAACAAAGCTATGGCAGAAGCCTTAAACGAATATCAAAACCGTGTTGAGTACAGAGTACAAGTGCTCAAGAAGGCTGGCCTGTTAGGTATGAAACGTAACATGGAACGTGGTAAGTTGATGCGTAGACGTAAGGCTCTTGTCACGTGGCTGAAAGACATTGACGAAAAGTTGGCGCAGCATAGCTAATGCTCTACCTATTGTTCACACCTTTCGCTGGCTACTTTGCTATGCTAATTACTATTGTAATCATGCACAGTGTAGGCTATGACGTGAAGGGTGTGGACACCTTCACTATCTGGTGTATATACATACAGATATACGTATACTTATTTGTGATCACAAAACTGAAAGGTAAGACCGATGAGAGTTGAAGTATACTTCAATCTACATAAGAAAACATTCTCTGTTCGTTCATGCGAGACAGGTAGAGTCATACATCACACTGACGAAATACACATTGTAAATCCTGAGTTTGTAGTACGTCAGTCAGGGCGTAACCGTGTACTCAGTGAGGGCAGGAAGAATGTTCATGCCTTTGTGCGTGGTGATTGCCCCTTTTATCGCCTTAATCCAAGGAACGCAACATTGGACACTTTAACTTACAACCCATACAAGTATGCATCTTTTGTTGACAAGCAGACAGAAGAACCTGTATACGAAGCAAGTCGGGCATGGCTAACTGTGACCGACAAGATACCAACCATACAAGCAGAAGGAGTACAAACATGTTTGTAATATTCGCAACTAAGCCATTGAATGATGGCACAAAAGGTTTTCGTTTCAATGTCCTTGGACGTAAGGGCTTGTACCGTAAACGTAAGGTAACGTCACGTGGATGGTTTAAGTATCAACCATTGGACAGCATGAACGCCTATCACTTTGGCAAGCGTACCTTGTACGTTGAACATGCGTATAACCCTAACAAACTATTTCATTTTGCAGGATAAGGAGATCCAGATATGACTAAGAAAAAAACACAAGAGCCAGTAACATACCTATTACAAGAGGACAAAGCATTAGAGATACTTGCGTTGTACAATGCGTTAGACACTATGCTAGATGATGCAGCAGAAATGTTTGACGTAAACTTGAGCACGTTAGCTGACTTGCGACACAAGGCTTATATACTGAGAGAAACCTTTAGCTTTAAGCCACAAAAGCACGAGGAATACGGAGACAGACCCTGCCACTGGAAGCCATGTGTTCTGCCTAATGATGATCGTGCATGGTACTATAATGCCAAGCATTAAGGCATATGAAATTGTCTTAGAGATTGATGGACAGGAGAGTTGTATCACACTTGATGATACCTTTCCTGCCATTGATAGCTGGGCAAGTGCTTGCAGCATGGCAGTCCTGATGGCAAAGCACATTCACCCTGACAAGGAAGTAGAGTTCGTATCATGTGCAGAATACGAAGCAGACGAGTATGCAGACATTGGTTATGTCTATGATGCACCAGTAGTATTGCAATAGGAGAAAGCAATGGCAGCTAAGATTAAACTAACTAAAACGATGCTTGATAAGAGCATCATTGACGCCAACAAAACTGTGCAAACTTTTTTGTACGAAGACTTTGGTATGGACTACAATGACAAGTTCTTTACAGAACAATACTATAACTATGAAACAGACAAGTTTGAGCGTAACAGGTTTTATGTCATGGGTGAATACATTGACGGTGAAGAAACTAAGATTACATTCTATCGCAGTGGTAAACGTGGTGACAAACGCATTAGCATACAAAAGCTAAAGCAATACGCCGATGCGGGTGATGAAGTTCGCCTGTCATCAGACAGTGAAAGCGATGCCGATGGTACACATATATTTATCCAAGTCCACAGACCAATCGGAGAAACCGATGCCGCCTGATGATCCTTGTGATGATTGGTCAAGTACACCTTTACCTAAGAGGAAAGACAAATGATTGAAGCAGCATTGATGTGCCTTGCACTTAACGTGTACTTTGAGGCACGTAACGACAGTATGGCTGGGCAGTATGCCGTGGCACAGGTAGTCATGAACCGTGTGCAGTCCAGCAAGTTCCCTAATGACGTGTGCTCTGTGGTTAAGCAGTCACGTAATGACGGTACATGTCAGTTCAGTTGGTACTGTGACGGTAAATCTGACAGGCCACGTGAACCCTATGCATGGGCTTATGCTCAGATGGTTGCAGCGGATGTGCTGATAGGTCAGGGCATTGAGGTGACAGACATAACACAAGGTGCAACGCACTATCATGCACACTATGTACGTCCATATTGGGCTGACAAACTAGAGTACACTGTGACTTATGGGTCACACATGTTCTACAAATAACTAACACCCCTTAGTGGGGCATTGTATATCTTACATAACTATGGCACAGTTGCCGCATACTTATCATAAGGAGAAAATAGTATGGCTTTTGATTTTAATCACCCAGATATCGTACCTGATTACATGGACTTTGACGTAGCTTTTGAGCCTACCAAGGTGAAAGACAAGAAGTACGTCATCAATGCTACATCAGGTGAATACCTTGGCGTAGTAGGTAACACGTTTACTTGTGCATCACATGGTGACTTCTATCGTGGTGTTCTTGAAACGGTAACAGAGGAACTGTCTAACTATGAGTTAGCAAATGCCAATACACATTGGCGTACTGCACGTAATGGTGCATGGGCTATGCTTGACATTACCCTGCCCAACATGAAGACTGTCATTGAGACAGACAAACACAGCACTGAGATTGGCAATCGTATCATATCATTACATGGTATTGACGGATCGTGCAGCAATCAGGTGTACTTTGGTGCCATTGATTTCTTTTGTACCAATGGAATGATTAGAGGGGAGTATGACAAAGTGCGTAAGAAGAACACATCTAACTTTACTATGGAAAGTTTCATCTACGAACTGACACGAGCACGTAAGGACTTCTACGAAGAAGCCAGCAAGATGCAAGTGTGGGCACAGACTGACCTCAAGTACGTAGATGTAAGCTCACTGCTTGACAGCATGATTGCATCTAAGCGTAAGTCTGAGAAGATGTACAGCTTGTATATGCAAGAGGCTTCACAGCGTGGTCACAATAAGTGGGCACTGTATTCTGCCTTCACCAACTATGCCAGCTATGCTGATGAGCGCAATGGTTTCAACCTTCGTAACACTGGCAACGACACACAAGCTGTAAGCATGTGGTCACGTGAGCAAGAAGTATCCAAGTGGGTATCTGATGACAGGTTCATTACCTTGGAGGCTGCATAACACATGCCAAAGCTACCACGCTATGTACAAGAACGAGCTTCACCCTCTGGGGTGATCTCATACCGCTTTAACCCGCCACAAAACCTTGTCGATGAGGGTGTGGTCAAACGTGAGGAATATGGTACAGACTTAAAACAAGTACGCAAGATTGTTCGTGATCACAACAAGGCGATTGACACATGGCGTGAAGAACAAGCACAGGTTGTACGAATAAAGTCTAGCAGCAAGGTTACTGATCTCATTAACTATTACTATATGTCTAATGATTTCAATGCATTACGTCATACAACTAAGGTTGACTACAGGTACTTTCTGACTGTGCTGCACCAGACTATGGGGTGGCGTAAGTATGAACACGTTACCTCTAAGGTTGCAAAGCAAGCATACGAAGAATGGGTCAAACGTGGCATCAGTTTCGCTAATCATGCAGCAACATGTGCCAGTAGGGTGTACAACTATGCAATACAGATGGAGCATACTACGTACAATCCTTGGGCAAACATCAAGCGTAAGTCTGCTGCACAGCGTAAGGTGGTGTGGACACATGATGATGTTGTCAAGTTTCTTGACGTAGCATACAGCGACTTTGAGTATCGTAACATTGGCTTGATTGTACAGATGGCATACGAGTGGTGCCAGCGACTAGGTGACATGCGTATGTTGACGTGGGATAACATTGACTTTCGTACTCAGAAGCTCACTCTTGAGCAAAGTAAACGTAGGGCTGACGTAGAGCTACCAATATCAGAGGATCTATTACACATGTTGAATGAACAGCGTAATGACTTTGGTTTTCAAGACTACGTTGCCCCACATCCTAGACCTACGGATGGTTCGTATAACCCTTATGCTATGGAGAGACTATCCAAAGTGGGTAGAAGGGTAATGCGTCTAGCTAAACTACCCGAAGAGTTACGTCTTATGGACTTACGTAGGACAGGTGTAACACAGATGGTTGATGCTGGCGTACCATTGCCCCAAGTTATGGCAGTGACAGGACACAATCATGTGTCTTCTGTGAAACCATATATGAAACATACTTACACAAGTGCAAATAGTGCCTTGACACAGAGAAACGTAAGTGTATCCTTGAGTGGAGCGAACAACATAGAAAGTGATACAGTATGAATATGAATGATCTTATACATGATTTAGAACTTGCTAATGGTGAAACTAAACGTATGACATGCCCGTCATGTAATACTAAGAATACATTTACTATTACTAATAATATGGGTAAGATCATATGGAACTGTTACAAAGCTGGGTGCAGTGCGTCAGGTGGCACACGTACTCAACTGACTGCTGATGATATACGTAAGTCATTGGGTAGTGTTGCAGAAGAGACACACGTATCAACATTCTCAAAACCAGATTGGTTTGTTCGTGATGATGCAAAGATCAGAGACTTCTGTGACCAGTGGGAGCTAGACCCACAAGATTTAGGCTTGTTGTATGACGTTAAGGAACATCGTGTGGTGTTCCCTGTTGTACACAATGGAGTTACAGTCGATGCCACAGGCAGATCACTAGGTAAACGTATACCTAAGTGGAAAAGATATGGTAAAAGTGACTTGCCATACGCTGCTGGACGTGGTAAAACGGCTGTAGTTGTTGAGGACTGCGTGAGTGCTGCTATTGTAGGTGATGGTGGTGTATATGTCGGGGTCGCAGTGTTGGGTACATCATTGTCCAATGGACACAAGAGGTACTTGTCGCAGTTCTCAACAGCAATAATTGCATTAGACCCCGATGCGTTACCCAAGACACTGCAGTTTGCACGAGAGCTACGTCAGTATGTGGACACTATTAAGATCCTGTACTTGCGTGACGATTTAAAATACCGTAACCCTACCGACTTTGAAAACCTTACAACACTAGGAGACTAACACATGGAATTATCATTGATACGTAGTCTGATGGACAAAGACTTCTATGACGAGCATCGTGGTGCACGTTGTCCTGACAGACTATTCAGTAAAGATGTACGCAAGATCAAGCAGTCTATTGATACTGCTATGGATCGTTATGAGCGTACAGTTACACCAGCAGAGATTGAGGCACTGTTCATGGCGAACAACCCCACCCTCACAACCGCACAGAAGACTGCCTACAGCCACTTGTTTGGGCAGGTAAGCAAGGAGCAGCCAATGGGCAGTGACGTAGCACAAGAGGTGCTATCTAAGCTGTTCCAACAGGTAATTGGTGAGGACATTGCCAACCTTGGCTTTGACTACGTAAACGGTAGCAAGTCTACACTGGAACCATTACGTCAGATGCTTGAGCAATATGGCGATGACTTCACACCCAACCTACGTATTGATTGGGAAGACATTGACCTTGATACTATCCTTGCCATGACTGACCTTGAGTCACAGTGGACATTCAACATACCTACGTTGACACGTAAGGTTGAGGGTATCAATGCTGGTCACTTGATTGAGGTAGGTGCACGTCCTAACACAGGCAAGACATCCTTCCATGCCTCACTTGTGGCTGGGCCTAATGGCTTTGCATGGCAGGGTGCACGTGTTGTTGTGTTGTGTAACGAAGAAGGCTACCACCGTGTGGCTCACCGTTACATCACGGCAGCTACAGGCATGGACAAGTTTGAGATAGTGAAGAACAAACAGGAAGCCATGCGTGTCTTTGGTCAGATACGTGACAAGATCATGTTCAAGGATGCAACAGGACGTGACATGAACTGGGTTGAGTCTGTGTGCAAGTCATACAAACCTGACGTAGTTATCTTAGACATGGGTGACAAGTTTGCACGTACTGCTGGCTTCTCACGTCCTGATGAGGCACTCAAGGCTAACGCCATACAAGCACGTCAGATTGCCAAGCAGCAAGAGTGTGCCATGTTCTACATGTCTCAGCTATCTGCAGAAGCAGAAGGTAAAGTTGTACTCAACCAAGCCATGATGGAAGGCTCACGTACAGGTAAGGCAGCAGAAGCTGACCTTATGATTATGATCTCCAAGAACCCTACAGTTGAGGGTCAAGAGGAAGAAGACAACCAACGCCACATCAATGTGGTCAAAAACAAATTGTCTGGGTGGCATGGCATTGTTCACACAGATCTTGAATACAAGATAGCGAGGTACGTATGTTGATACATGAAGATACATTAGAGGCAGTGTGCACTACGTGTTCCACAAAGCTGACTATAGATAACTGGGCACAGTCTTGGCGTAACATTGGTAGAAAGCAGTGCACCAGTTGTTCCAGAGATTACAACGTGTCCAGTAATCAAAATCGTATGTGGGTAAACGGTAAGTATGTACCCCAATCCCATCCCTTGTATAAGGCAGGCAGATACAAATCATTTGGTGATGCCGCATTTAGTTCATTACAAAAAGATCGTCAGATTGCTAAGGGCTATGTGTATGCAATACAAAATGCAGCATGGCCTGAGTGGATTAAAATAGGTAAAGCTATTGATGCAGAAGACAGGCTTAATGGGTACCAGACAAGCTCACCAATGCGTGACTACACTCTGTTGTACTACAGATATTTTGATGATCGTAATACAGCAGAAAAGAAAGCGCATATCTTAGCTGCGACACAAACGACACACCCTTGGAACAAACACGAGAATGGTGAATGGTTTAAGCTGACACAGCAGCAAGCAATAGATATAATAAAGGAGATAGAATGATACAAACATTTTACGTAGACCACATGGGTACAGACTTATCTGTAGCTAATGCAGCACGAGTAAGCTTTGGTAAGCGTAGTGAGATGGATACGAGTGAT